CATATTTCGTTCAAGTCTATGGGTGGGTTGCCCGTGGCTTGAGATACGTTTGGGGCCAGGTTCTCGGGATCTGGGACCAGTTTAAAGGTGCTTTCGGTGCCAAGGAGGCTGCCATTCTGTTTGCCGCTGCTAGGCTTGCAAACTCGTTGGTAGGTTACTTCCCCGCTGTGAAACGGGGTATGTCTGCAATCACGAAGAAATTTCGTTCTTTGTTGGCTAAGAGTGACCGTCTCCTTGCCGTCCGCAACTACCTTGCCCGGAACCCCACTGCAAACAAAGTTTTCAATGTGCTCTCTGACGTGTTGGTCTCCGTCATCGTTGCCTCGTTCGAGGAGGTTGCAAAGAGAGCAGTCCCTTTTCCTGTCGTTGCTGTCCTTTCATCCATCGAAGGGCTCATGCAGGGCACTTGCCACGCCATCGCCCAGGGCTACTTCAACGATCTTAGCCCCTCGATAGGCATAGGCCTCATGATGGTTCTAGGCCACGGCCTCCGGTCGCTGGTGGTCCACACCATCCTCTACCTCCTCCCGATCCCCCTTGCGGTCACGCTGCATTCTTTGAACAACTTTGTCGCTCGATCTGGGGCTCGGTGGTCGGACCTCGCCAATTTGTGGGAAGTCAATGTCTTGGAGGTGGAGCTTGATGAGTTCATGGCAGAGTTGCCCCACGGCAACCCCAAAAACTTCGTGGAAGATTGCGGCGTTTACACGAAGGACCCTTACGGCGGCAAAGTCTACCTGAAGGATTGCCCTGAGCTCGTTGAGCAGTACAGCCTCATGCCATCCAAACCCCTTAAGCGCACCTGGGTGTTCAGCAGCGACCTTGTGCGGTCCGCCCGTTTGGCTGTTCCATCCCGCACAATTCTCGATGCCATTTGCATGGCCTCCAAGCGTCTCTTCCATGAGTTCGAGCGTGAACCGGATGAGGAATGGTGGGCCAAAGGCATGTTTGAGTTCACCCGTACCTTTTTGGACGCCACGCGGGCGCTCAAGGGACCCCTCTCCGCAATGGGCCCCAGTGAGCTCAAGGACTACATCATGAGTCGACCTCAGTACACCACTGCCAGAAAGGAACATCTGTGCAGCTGCGTCGACCACTATGTGGCCCGGTGCAAGCAAAACAAGAAGCTGCACGTTCAGATGAAAGCCGAGGTCCTCCCCAACAAACCTGCCTACGCCGAGGATGGTTTTGACGAGGAAGGAGTCCCACTTTGTGCCACCAAGACGCGGTGCATTCTGCCCATCACTGACCAAGGGGTGATTGTCATGGCCTTGGCAGTCCCGCTCAAAGACTATTTTGACGGGCTGCGTGCGTTTGAGTGGAATGGCGACGAGTTCGTCCATTGCCCTAAGCCCTCCGGCCTTGCATTCGTCATGTTCGTCCAGTATTTCTCCTCGCCGACGGGTCAGAGGCTTGATGCTGCCATCCGACTTTACCAGAACTACAAGTGCATAGCGCTGAACGCCCATGGTGATGACAGCTACGTGCTCTACAACTCCATGGCGTATTCTGACCCTGCAGGCCCGCTGCTGGCCTGTGCCAAAGACGCAAGCACCTGCGATCTTTCATGCCGCCGTGACTGTCAAGAAGCATACCGAGACAGCATCACTTACGTTTCTGATGGGTTCTCCTGGGTTGATGAGCTCAACCAGCTCCAGTTTGCCGCACTCACGGGGGAGATGAGACTGGACGTCCGGGGGGTAGTTGAAAAGCTCTACATCCAAAAGAAGGAGATGAGTACCAACACTGGCGAGGCTTGCACTTCTACCAAAGCCTTCCTCCCACAAGCCGTCGCTTTTGTCAGTTGCGTGCCTGAATGCATGACCGACAGTGACTTTGTGCTCGAGCGTTTTGTCCCCCGCAACAACGCTTGGTGGGACAACTTGGGCCTTGTGGGTCTCTGGGACGCTAGGGGGGGCGAGCGTGCTGAACCAATTACGGCCGATGCTTGGGCACCCCCTCACGTCGTTCAATTTGTTGGTGGCTATTTCTACCACGTTCCGGAGCGCGGTTACACCTGGGCACCGAGTTCAGAGGTGAAAAAGTACGCGCTATTTCCAGACGTGCAGACCATCTATGCGGAGCCGGATTACGACGTCGCCGTTGCCAGCCACATGCTGGCTTTGACCCATGACCCTTTCATGTCGGTCACACCTTTCGGTCGCGCAGTCAAGGGCTGGTATGAGCGCTGCGTCGACCACCTCCGAGCTAGTAAAGGGGCTTTTGAGAATGTTCTCAGTCCCGCTCTTGCTTCACACGCCTACCCTTACGGCCGGCGGCCTATTAAGTCCCGAGACGTTCTTAAACGATATCGGGCCTGGCGCCTCGCCACTGATGGGTGGAAGTACGTGCAGGAAGAACAAGCTCTCTTTCCTGAGGATCAGCTGAATCTCATAGCACCAATACTTGATGAGGTGTACTATGGGGCGGTTGATGATATCCTCCGTTGGAAGCACGGCGACAATAGGGACTATTCCCCTGCCGTGCGAGAAGCCATTGCCCAAATCCGTGCT